CAAGGTTTTCGCACTGAATCCAGTCGCTTCACTGCATTCCGCGAGGGTTAATCGCGTCCCGTTATACTCAATAACCACAATGTGGGTTTTCGTCCGCCGTCGAACGGTCTTAACTGTGAGCGCAGATTCTATTGGCCAGCCACTCTTAAGCCTGACGAGAAGCCCGGCTAGCGTGATGCCAACCCGCCTCGCCCAATCGCTGATGGTTAAAGTCTCGCCGTTGAAGGTGATTTTGCGATTCCTTCGAGTGTTATTCGCCTGCTCTTTCCGGCTCGCCCATTTGACGTTTCCTGGCTGGTATCCCAGGCTATTGTCGATTCGTTCAAGGGTGTCGCTTGCGTTCGGTCGCGGGCCAACTGCCATGAAAAACGCTTCAAAGGATTCCGCCCAATCGCTGTGAACGGTTATCCCGCGATCGCCGTAAGCGGCGAAGGCGTGATTGTTTGCGTTAAAGCAGCGAGCCTTCATGCCCTCCCATGCTCTGTACTCTGGCCAGTGCGAAACCCGGCCAAGCCTAGGTGGGTGTGCGTTGATCTGCAAAGGTTGCATTTAGACGAACCCTCTCCGTTTCCCCGCTGCCGGCGGTTTGGCATATCCGCTCGGCTCCTGATCGGGCGTCAATTCGACAGTGGTGCCAGAATCCTCCGGCTCGGTCACCGCCACCGGCTTCTTTTTCGCTTCCGCCTCGGCAACCAGCCTGGATTTAACCTCCTCCTGCAGCTCGGGTTCGGGCGTCGTATTCTTCGCCAGCATGACTTCCTCCCAGCTCGCCTCGCCGTTTTTCAGCGACGAATACACCCCGCGCAGCTCCTTGATCTCGGCCGGCGACATGCGGTCGGCGGTGTGCCCGAGATAAGCGGCGATATCGGAGGGCGCGCAGCCCAGCGGCGCGAAAGCGTCGAGCAGTTGCCGCTTGGCCGCGTCCGGGTCCTTGGCATCGGCCTTGCCCTGCGTCTCCTCGATATGGGCGCGCGCCTCGTCCATGATGTCCCGCGGCAGGAGGTGTTCGGTCAGTGTCCGCTCCGCCTTGGCGATTTGTGCGCGCTGCTTCACCAGCAGTTCGTCCTCGGTGGCCCGCACGATGTAGACCTTGTCGCCGCCCGAATTCTCGCGCTCGCCGAGGATCTCCCGGTTATCGGCGTAGCGCCGCTCGACCGTCTTTTCGACGACGATTTCGGTGCTCTCCGTACAGCAGGCTTCGGCGTCCAGCACCTGCACCCGGATCTTGCGGTACATGCTGTTTTCGAAGGTGACCGAGTTGTCGACGTGGATATTGCGATAGAGCGCCTTGGCCGTCCGGATGAAGTGCACGCTCAACCCTTCGGCGTACTGCATCTTGCCTTCTTTTTTCCCCACCGGCTTGCGGTAGATCGCCACCGCGGCCAGCGTCGGACGGCTCGCCTCCTTCAGCAGTTGCGTGCGGAAATCCTCCTTGTCGCGCGGCCGGCGCAGCGCCATGACGAACCGGGCCTCAATGATCGCCCGCGCCTCGGCCGCCGCCGACTCCACCGCCGAATCGTCGCGTACGGCGATCGACGCCGAAGAATATCCCTGCGTCACGGTCTGCTGAATTTCGCCGGATTGCCGGCGGGCTAACTGAGCGTCCATTTACTTTCCTTCTTTCATTGGTGCGTTATTGGCGGGCCGCCTGTTCGCCGGCCAGAGCCCGCTCGGCGCGGTTGATCGCCGCGATGTAATCGGGATGCCGCTGGGAGAGATCCTGCGCGGCGGCGAGCAGTTCGGCGAGCGCGGCGAGCGTCTCGGGGGCGGTGGTTTCCGGCAGGCGATCGTTCATCCGAATAACCTCTCGAACTCTTCCCGCGACAGTTGTTTCACCGGCTCCCGATTCGTCCGCTCGACGGGCCGGGCCGCTATCCGGGCGAGGGCCGCGGTCTTCGCTTCCCCGGCCTCCCGCACGATCTTTTTGAGCTGCGGAATATCGGCGTAGAACAGTGTCCTTGCGGCCGTCCTCGACGGCCTCCACCGGCGTTTGCGCGGCCACACGTCGATCACGCCATTGATGCGGAGATGCGAGCCGCCATTGAACTCCTGAACCGTCCAGCTTTTCTCCGCCATGATCTGGTCATAGTTGTCTGGCATCGAATCCCTCCGCCAACTTCATGACCCATGCCTCGGCGTGCCCCGTCCATACCCGACATCCGGTGTCCTCCGCGATACCGTTGGCCACCAGAAATGCCGTCATCGGCTCGTTCTCAGTCCACGTTTTGACAAGAATTTCCCCTTCGCTTAGTTCGGCCTCGGGGAGATTCACGGTGATCTTTGCCACCGGCCCCGCCAGGCGGTCGTCGATCAACTCCAGGGCGAGCCGGCCGCCGGCATAGAATCCCTGTCGGATGTGGACGATGTATGTCTTGCCGAAGCAGGTGTACTTGTAGGTCTTGCGTGGTGACTCTACAGGTTCAAAATCGTCTTCGCGTTCGGGCTCACACGCGTGAATGCAGTCGTCGGCGTTCGAATCGAGCCATACATCCTCACCATCGCAGTAACACGCCTGTTCACAATTCGGGCACGAATGCGCCATAGAAAACTCCCCTACCGCTTAAATTTGACTTCCTCGCCCTCTTCGGCGACCAGCCCCAGATAGGCCCAGATCCGCGACTCCTCCAGCTTGGTGAAGGCGTGACTCAACTCCCGGCTGGGCGGGCAAGCCTTCCTTAACACCGACTCCAATCGCAGGTACGCCTCATCAATCGGTTCCCGCTGCGCCGGGGTAACCGCCTCCGTGCCGGGGATAACCCGCTCAAACCGCGCCGGTTTACTGGACATGAAACCTCGCTTCCCCGGCTCCATTGCGGCGCCAGGCCTTCGATGCAACGTCGGTCATACCCCGCGCGAAAAAACGAGCCCCTTCGTTCGCGGGTTACTTATGCCTGGTAATGTGTTGGGGTTTGCGCCCGTAATTGGTGCCGGCCGGTGTGCAACGTCGCTGCGAGCGCACCGGACTAAACGCCTCTTACTGGGATTGCCGCACAAGATTCGCGGCTGGGAAGGGGGAATTACAGGGGTAACTCTCGAACGCGGGATCGGGGAAGCGGTGTTTCATGGATTCTCTGCCCATCGGCCTACCTCGTCTGCCTGTAACCGGTCCCATCCTGGAACCGGCAAAAAAAACGGAAGGCCGAGCCCTCCGCCGCCGCCTCGGTGGTTCCGGGCGGCGCTCTACGTACTGCGTTGTTTACTTTTGTTTGAACCGGCCGCCTGGGCGTCAACCCAGTTTTGAATCGACTCGATCAAGGCGGCTTTCGCTGTCGTCCCTCTGCCCACGGCTTTGGATCGAAACTCAAGCCAAAGTGCGGTAGGCACATCAATGGTCGTGACGGTAATTGGGCGCGACTCTACCTGTGCTACTGTTCCATTCATAGGAGGTAGTTTCTCCGGTACTCAGTTTATGCGGAAAGTAGAAAAATCACAAGTAGAAAAATCACCGCAGGACGAAAATTCTTTGGAAAGTATCGATTCAGCCACAAACAAATTGCCCACTGTCAAGGTCTCCTGGAACGCAAAAATGGTGCTTGATGGAATTCAGAATGAAGCGTCTCGGGCACGAAAGCCGAAGCCTAATCAATGGGAGGTTATAGACAGTTGGCTTGCTGCCTATGAGTCGATGCTCGTCGGCAACTTTCCAAAGACCGTCAGCATGAATTACGATGCCTTGCTGGCCAAAGCTGTCGAAGCCCGAAACCGCGCCGCGCATTCCGGGGTGGCTCCGGACCTCGTCGCTCTCTACCGCAGCGTTGAGCTAATGCTGTTGGCGTTAAACAAGTTCTTCGAACCCGCCAATCCTCCCGGCGATCCAGCCCCAATCCCAATTCCAATGCGATCACAGAGCCCTGAAAAAGTGAAGCCACCTCCGGCAAAACGCAGCCAGTCTGGATAGTCCGCAGCCGGGGCAGTGTGAAACTCTATCACCTTCACAACAACCAATTAAAGAATGGTTTATAACACTACGTGTACAATCAATATAGCCAATGACCAACGAGGATAAGCAGTGGATAGCCGCACAGTTCCAGGCAACCAACGAACGCATCGACTCCGCCAAAGCCACCCTGCGCCAGGAATTCCGCGAAGACCTGGAAGCGATGGAGACTAAACTCCTCACCGAACTGCAACTTTGGGCCGAACCGCAAGCGGCCCGCCTGCACTCGTTTCGCGATGAACTGTACGCGCAGGGCCGGGAACTCGCCACGCTCAAAGAGCGCCTCGACCGCCTGGAAGGCCGCCGCGGACCTAAAGGCAGCTAATCTGCCACGGAGCCCGGCTCGCTGAAGCGAAGGCGCCGGAGTAGCCGGCCGGCCAGCCACCTGTTGTAGTATTGCAGTAGATGCATATCCCGGTTGAACTACTCCCGGTACTTCAGATCACCCTGCCCCTGGTGGCGGCCATTCTCGGCGCCAGTTGGCTTCAAAATAAACGCCTCGATGATATTATTCGCCGCCTGGAAACGATCGAACAAGTCCTCCGCGACCAATCCCAACGCATCACCCGCCTCGAAGAACGCACCCCTCCCCTCCTCCATCGCTAATCTGCCGGGGGAACCGCCATGCCCAAGAAACGCTCCATCCTCACACCCTACCGCCTTAGCCGCAAGGAAATACAAGAGATTAGAGAGAAGGCTCGCCAAGCCAAAGAGGAAGGCAGCCAACTCCAACAAGAACTCCAACGCGCCGCCGCAGAAGCCGCCGCCAGTCAAGCCACTCAAGCCGCTGCCCGTGAACAACTCATCGCTACCGCCAAGGCCAATGCCATCGCCGAAGCTAAGTCCGTCCGCCGCCGTGAACGAATAGAAGAAAGCTCCTTCCGCCGCGCCGCTATCATGGCTGATTGGGCCAAACGAAAAAAAGAGATCGACCCTTCCCCCTCCACCGACCTAGAACTCGGCTCCCCCAGCGGTATCGCTAAACCCCTCGCCGCTATCCTCCGTAGCCGGTAACCCGGGAAATACGAAGCTCGTCAACCGCCCGCATACGCTAGCTAACCGTTAGCTCTCTTTTGCAGGACAGAGTCGCACTGCCAAACTGGTAAAGTCCTCCCCCGAAGGAGAAGGACTGCAAACATGTACGACTCCCACGACGTCTTCGACGCGCTGTTCCCGATTGTTCTGGGCGTGATCAAAGTCATCGCCGTGATCGCCATGGGCGCGCTGGGACTCTTTATCAGCGGCTGCCTCCTGATCACGGCTCTCCTGTTGGCCCTCAACGCCCTCGGCGTCCAGTAATAACTAAAGCAGGCGGCCAGGCCCCAATCGATTCCGGCGCGTTTCACTCTCCCGCGTCCGCACCTTCTCGGAAACCACCGACCTCCCCCAGCCGTTCTCTTTGCCGTTTTTTTACGCCCATTTTTTTTGGAAACCGCGGCGGGCCTTTTTTTTCAGCCGCAAGCCTTTCCAAGCCCACGCTCCCTACCAGCCCTGAGAAACTGTGGCTTCCATCCACGGGAAGTACCACAACTATCTCGCCCCCGTCTCCGCGCGAAGGGGGGGGGTAATCGGGCGGCCCTGCCAGGCGCCGCGGCCTCGGCAGCCCTAAGTCCAGATACAGGCTAGCTACAGGCGACCTACGCCCCCACCTATTGATAGGATGGAGTAGCGGTTGCACCACCGAACTTAGAGGCTCGCGCACCCCATAAAGCCTCTGTTCCTGCTCTCTCTCTATACCCTCTGATTTAGCCACTTCCGCAACGTGTACTTAGTTTGCCGTTTCTGTGCTTTTGCAAGTAGCTGATAACGCGGTAGTTACTAACAGGTTCCGATAACCTGTATTATGCCAACTCGCTTTGTTTTGTTGGAGTTGCGTTAATTTCGACGGTATTTATATCGCTCTCGGCGACCCGTCGAAGCGCGTCCAGATGCAGCGTCCCGATGTTGATCTGTACGCCATGTTTCTGCTGCTGAGCGAACTGCTCACGGTCGTAGACACCGGCGAGCCACTGCCGTGTCTCTACTTGCAGCCGCGCTTTTGACGTCCCTGTTTCGCTCGTTTTATCGGCGATTTCCAGGGCTCTTTCCGCGTGCGCGGCCGCGCTTGCCGCACGCGCGGAGTAGTAGAGCGCCTTGCGCTCCGTGTCGTAATTAAGCCAATCGGCCAAAACGTTGCGGGTGCAGCCCAAGTCTTCGGCAATGCTCCACATGGTATCGCCGTTAGCGACTCTACCGAGGACCCAATCGAGGCCGCCGCGGTCTTGGAGAGCGGCGAGCATGGCGCGTTTGATGGGATGGCCTGCCATGTCAACGGGATAGCACAGGTAGTGGGAACTATACAAGCGGAGGAGTTGGATTGGCAGCCTCCCCTCCCCAGAGTGCTGTTGACGAATCAGCCTGAGCGCGGACGCACCTCCGGTAATGGGGAGTGTGAAACCGGGTCGAATCAATCCACGCTATTCGCCAGCGGTCCCGATCCTATCGCCTGGTGCCAGGTGCGAGGTGGACTTGTTGCCTTTGGATGTAATCGACTGCAACCGGATTGCTAGGCGTTCGGCTTTGTTGCTGCCCTACTGGCCGGGGTTGGGATCGCCACCCTTTTCGCTTGCCGGTCCCGTGGAAGCCGCCGGAGCAAGTTGGCTGAAGTCCGTCTTCAGGTCCGCTCCCTCTTTCTCTCGCGATGTTAGCGCTCCACGACGGTTTGATCCGCGCCAGATTGCACAGAAAGCTCGTCCTGTTCAGCGGGACGAAACCGTGGAGTCCTGCCTGGGAAGGCGTACAACGGAGATCCACGGGACAAGCGGGCCGGGTACCACTGAGGCGCGGTGTGCCGGGCTGCTGGTGCGTTCTGTGCCTCTGAAACGTCACGCAGTATTTTTACCATGGTTGGCGGTGGATGGGAAGAGGGAAAAGCAGAAAAGTAAGAATGATAAGCGGTTAGGTGGTGTATTGCTTTAGCGCGTCCAAGTGATGGCGTTTCATATCTTCCATCATTTCAGGCGGATACGAATCCGCATTGATGATGTAGTCGGGGTCGTGTCTGTCTTCGTAGGTGCGGAGTTTGTCGGATACGTCCACCATAGACTCCGGAACGATGATAGTGAAATCGGTGGCGCCGGTGGCGATATGGATTTCTGTGCAAACCCCAAAAACGTCGTCCTCGACGTAGACCAGGTGGGAGACGAAGCGCGGATTGATAGCGTGGCAGGTGCTATTGCGGTCTATGAAGTCGATGAAGATGGCCATGTGGCAGTTTTAAGCCAGACGGCGGCGGGCGTCAAGCGGGGAAGGCAGGTATAGGTAGGAGGCCGGCAGAACGCTGCACAGGGAAGGGCAGGCAGATTTGTGACAATCAGAGGCAGCCGGCCTCCTGAATGGGAGTATGGCTGGTTTTTGATGGAGCCGTCAAGGGAGATATTGGGAAATGGGCCACTGCTAACCGCTTAGAAATGCTGGAGATGGGGCGGGGTGGCGGGCGATGATGGGAGGGATGGCCTTGTATATTGCTTTAATTTTGTTGGCGATTGTGGCGATCGGGGTAAAAAATGGCCCCGGACCGAGATGAACCGGGGCCGCTAGGAGTGTAATGCAATCCACAAAGGTTAGCCCTCCGATCGTAGCAGCAAGGGGAGCGTCTAACCGTTTAGCTGGTACAATTTGGGCCAATGAGCGTTGCCGACGAACCCGCCCTGGTCGTTTTTTTGCGGCTCTACCGGCGCGATCCGTGCCTGTTCGTGCAGGAAGTGCTGGGCGCCATACCGGATCCGGCGCAGGCCGATGTATTGAATGCGGTGGCTTCGGGGGAGAGAAGGATTTCGGTAAGAAGCGGCCATGGGGTGGGGAAGAGCACGGTGGCGAGCTGGCTGATGATCTGGTTTCTGATCACGAAGTTTCCCTCGAAGACCGTAGTCACCGCGCCGACGACGGCGCAGTTGTTCGATGCCTTGTTCGCCGAGTTGAAGCGTTGGCTGGGGAAGTTGCCGCTGCCGTTGCAGGAGCTGCTGGAGGTGAAGGCGGAAAGGATTGAGTTGAAAGCGGCGCCCGCGGAGGGGTTTATCACGGCCCGGACGAGCCGGGCCGAGCAACCGGAGGCGTTGCAGGGCGTACATAGCGAGCATGTGCTGCTGATCGCCGACGAGGCCTCGGGGGTGCCCGAGAGCGTGTTCGAAGCGGCGAGCGGGAGTATGAGCGGGCATCACGCGGTGACGCTGTTGCTGGGCAATCCGGTCCGGTCGAGCGGTTTTTTTTATGACACGCACAACAAGTTGAGCCCGCATTGGAAGACGTTCGTGGTGCCCTGCCATGCTTCGCCGCGGGTGAGCAAAGAGTATATCGAGGAGATGGCGACCCGCTATGGGGTGGATTCCAATGCCTACCGGATCCGGGTGCTGGGGGAGTTTCCGCGGGCCGATGACGATACGTTGATCCCAATGGAGTTAATTGAACTGGCGACGACCCGTGACGTGTTGCCGGTAGCGGGGGCGCCGCTGGTCTGGGGGTTGGATATCGCGCGGTACGGGCCCGATAGTACAGTGCTGCTGCAAAGAAGGGGGAATGCGGTGACGTCCATTACCAGGTGGAGCCGGACGGACACGATGGAGACGGTGGGGCGGGTGAAGCTGGCCTGGGACACGTTGTTGCCGGGGGAGCGGCCGGAAGAGATACTGGCCGATGTGATCGGGATCGGGGCCGGGGTGGTGGACCGGCTGCGGGAGTTGCGGTTGCCGGTGAGGGGGGTGAATGTAGGGGAAGCGCCGAGTATTAAGGGCGGGCATCACAATTTGCGGGCCGAGCTGTGGACGGAGATGAAGGCCTGGTTTGAAAGAAGGGATTGCCGGATCCCGGCGAACGATTATTTGATCAGCGAACTGGCGGCCTGCAAATTTCATATCACCAGTTGCGGGAAAATTCAGATCGAATCGAAGGACGATGCGCGGCGCCGGGGACTCCCCTCGCCGGACACCGCCGATGCGCTGATGCTGACGTTCGCGGCCACGGCGGCGACGGCCATTCACGGGTGGTCGCATACCTCCCCGTGGGCCAAGCCGTTGAAGCGGAATCAGTTAGGGATTGTCTAGCGCGTGGCGCGTGTGGTATACAAGCGCCAATGGCCGAATATCCGAATGCTAACCGGTTAGGGCTGGAGATTCCTCCCGGATTCTCCTATCCTAACCGCTTTGGCGAAGGGCCGGCGGCCGGGGATGCGATGGATTCGACGGCAGCGAACGGTATGTCGGAAGACGACCTGGAAGCCTGGATCCGCGGGGAGATCGACGAAGCCGAGCAGGTGGTGGGAGCCATCCAGGACGATCGGATAAAAGCGGGCCGCTACTACGACGGCGAGAAATTCGGGAATGAAGAAGCCGGTCGCAGCCAGGTCATATCACGCGACGTCCACGACACCGTGCATGCGCTACTGCCGAGCCTGATTCGCATATTTTTCGGGGCCGAGCATGTGGCCGAATTCGTCCCACGCGGGCCGGAGGACGTGCCGGTCGCCGAGCAGATGACCGACTACGTGGATTACGTTTTCAAGAACGACAATCCCGGTTTTCTGATCCTGCATTCGGTCTTCAAAGACGCGCTGATTAAGGCCCAGGGCGTGGCGCAGTGGCGCTGGGACGATTCCTCGGAGACATTCGAGGACCGCTATACGGGCCTGGACATGGAAGCGGCCATGCTGGTGGTCGAGGACGCGAAACAAATCGGGGCGAAGGTCACCCTAGGGGACTCCGACGCCTTCGACCCCGCCACCGGCAAGGCCCTGATCGATATGACGGTGAAGCGGGAGCGCCACCGGGCGCAGATCCGCGTCGAGGCCGTGCCGCCCGAGGAGTTTCTCATCAACCAGACGGCGCGGGATATTGACAGCGCGCGATTAGTGGCCCGGCGCTGGTACAAGACGGTCAGCGACCTGGTGGGTATGGGTTATGACCGGGAAGAGATGGAGGATGAGGCCGGCGCCGACTGGTTCTCCACTACGAGCCAGGAAGCCCAGGAGCGGTTTCCCAACACCAGCCCGTTTCCCGACGATCCGAGCGATAAGGCGAACCGCCCGGTGCTGTATGTGGAGGCCTTTGCGACGGTCGATTTCGATGGCGACGGGATCGCCGAGCTACGGCAGATCTGCTGTGTGGGGAAGGGTTACAAGGTGGTGCGGAACGAGCCGGTCGATGAGCGGCCCTTCGCGTTGTTCTGCCCTGATCCGGTGCCCCATACGATCTTTGGGAATTCCACCGCCGACCAGACGATGGACATCCAGCTCGTGAAGAGCTCGATCCTGCGGAAGATGCTCGATTCCCTCGCCCAGTCGATCACGCCGCGGACGGGCGTGGTCGAGGGCCAGGTCAACATCGAGGACGTGCTCAATAACGAGAACGGCGCCATTATCCGCATGCGCGCGCCGGGGATGGTGCAGCCGTTCAATCTGCCCTATGTCGGCGCCGAAGCCCATCCGATGTTGGATTACTGGGACCGGGTGAAGGAGTCGCGGACGGGAATCTCTAAGGCCTCGGCCGGATTGGATGCCGATGCGCTGCAGAGTACGACCCGGGCGGCGGTGGCGGCGACGGTAAATGCGGCGCACCAGCACATCGAAATGATCGCCCGCATCTTCGCCGAGACCGGCATGAAGCGCATGATGCAGGGGATTTTGAAGCTGGCCTGCCGGCATCAGGATAAAGCGCGGGTGATCCGCCTCCGCGGCAAGTGGGTGCAAGTCTCGCCGGCCTCCTGGAACGCCGACGCCGACGTGACGGTGAATGTGGCGGTCGGGAGCGCGACCGAGGAGGAGCGGCAGAAGGCGCTGCAGCAGATCGCCATGCGGCAGGAGCAGGTCCTGCAGCAATACGGGCCGCAAAATCCGCTGGTGACGGTGGCGCAGTACCGGCACACGCTGAGCAAAATTATCGAGGGCGCCGGTTTCCGGGATCCGGCCCAGTTCCTGCAGGAGGTGCCGCCTAATTGGCAGCCGCCGCCGCCCCAGCAGAAGGAGACGCCCGAGCAGATCACCGCCAAGATGCTGGCCGAAGTCCAGGTGCAGCAGATCCGCGCCGACATCGAGATGAAAGCGGCCGAGTTGCAGTTGAAGCGCGAGGAGATGCTGCTCGAAAACGACCGGGAGCGGGACAAGAACGAAGCCGACATCCTCCTTCGTACCCGCGAACTCGAACTCAAGTATCAAGCCGAAGTGGACGTGGCGGCGATCAAGGCCATGCTCGAGCGGGAGCGGATGGCTCTTCCGCCGCAGCCCCCGGCACCGGTAGCAGGAGAGACACTGCCGCCCGCGCCGCCTCCGGCACCGGAGCCGCCATCTCCTCCATCTGGACCGGCTCCGGCGCCTGACGGGGGAATAGCGCCGCCCATAGAAGCGCCCGCGGAACCACCTGCTGGCGCGCTTGCCGCCATGGACCAACCGCTGCCGCCCGAGGAGGATAGGAATGCCTAAAGACATCGAGCATGTAATCGCCGACGGCAAAAATGCCGCGCGGCTCCTGGAAGACGAAGTGTTTAAGGCCGCCTGCAAAGCGGCCCAGCAGACGGCGATCGAGGAGTGGAAGCGGACCCACAGCGGGGAAGTGGCGCTGCGCGAAGCCGCCTATTTCACCGTCATGGCCCTCGACCGGATTGAGCGCGAGCTGCTCACCATCAAATACGACGGCACCCAGGCGCAGGCCGGCCTGGAGAAGTTGAAACAGCAGGAAATCGCCCGCCGGCCCGTGGGGCGCGCGACGAGGAATAACTAGGAGATTTTATGGGAGACACCCAGCAAGGACCTCTCGATATTGACCAGGCCGCGGCGGCTTTTGGCGCCCTCGCCGATGAGGACAACGAGGAGCGCGAAGAAGACGAAGCGGCCGATGCCGAAGACGACGGCAGTGAAGACACTGGCGACGACGGCGAACCGGAATCTGACGACGAACCCGACGAGCAGGAAATTGACGAGGAGGCCGCGGATAAATCCTATGCCGTGAAAATTGACGGTAAGGAAGTCCGCGTTTCCGAAAAAGAACTGCTGGCCGGGTATAGCCGCCAGGCCGATTACACCCGCAAGGCGATGGCTCTGGCCGAGGATCGCAAGGCGAACGAAGCGGAATTGCAGGCGGTACGGGGCGAGCGGCAGCAGTTGGCCCAGTGGGCGCAGCAGATGCTCATCAAGCTCCAGCGGGAAGCCCCCGTGGAGCCCAATTGGGATGAGCTGCGCCAGACGGATCCGATCGGATTCGCCACGGCCTGGGCCGAGCACCAGCGCTACCGGGAGCACCAAGGGCGCATCGCCGCGCAGTACGAGCAGGTGATGGCCAAGAACCGGGACGACGAAGCGAAGGCTTTATCCCGGACCCTGGCCACCGAGGCCGAGCGGTTGACTACGGTGCTGCCGGACTGGAAGGACGAAGCCAAAGCCTCCAAAGAGAAGGCGGCGCTGCTCTCCTACGGCAAGAAGATGGGCTTTTCCGACGAGGAACTGAACGCGGTTTATGACCACCGGACGGTTCTTGTGTTGCGCAAAGCCATGCTCTACGACCGCATTGCCGCGAAACGTCCGGAAGTAAATGCCTCCCGGCAGATGCCCCGCGTCTCGCCGCCCGCCGGCAACGCCCCCCGCCGCACTACCGCCCACGCCAAAGCCGCCCAACGCCTTGCGAAAACCGGCTCCATCAAGGATGCCGCCGCCGCGTTCGAGAGATTCCTGTAGAGGAGGTAGCCCGAATGGCTATCAAGACCAACACCTATTTGCAGTACGACGTCAAAGGCACTCGCGAAGAGCTGAGTGACTTAATCAGCAACATCAGCCCCACCGACACGCCGTTCATGACCTCGGCCGGCAAGGGCGACAAAGTGGACAATACCTTTTTCGAGTGGCAGACCGATGCGCTCGCCACTCCGGACCTGACCAACGCCAAGCTCGAAGGCGAGGACTACGATTCGGTGGGGCTGCAGCAGTCGACGCCGACGGTGCGGCTGGGCAACTACGTCCAGATCAGCTCCAAGAGCGCCATCGTTTCCGGCACCAACGACGCGACCAAGAAAGCCGGCCGCTCGAAAGAGATGCCCTACCAGATGGCCAAGCGCGCGGCCGAACTGAAGCGCGACCAGGAGTCAATCCTGTTGAACAACCAGGCGGCGGTGGCGGGGAGCTCGACGGTGGCCCGGACCACGGCGGCGCTGCTGGCGTTCCTGAAGACGAACGTGAGCTTTGGCGCCGCGCCCGGCGCCAATCCGGTATATACCACCGTGCCTACCGCCGTGCGGGTGGATGGCGTCCAGCGGGCGTTCACCGAAACGCTGCTTAAAACGGTGGTGCAGATGTGCTACACCGCCGGCGGCAACCCCGACACGATCATGCTGGGGCCGGCGCAGAAGCAGGTCTTCAGCACCTTCGCCGGCATCGCCGCGCAGCGCTTTAACGCCGAGGGCGCCAAGGCTTCGACGGTGATCGGCGCGGCCGATATCTACGTCAGCGATTTCGGCAACCTGGCGGCGGTCCCCAACCGCTTCCAGCGGAACCGGGATGCGTTCCTGCTGGACGACGAGTTCTACGAACTGCGGTATCTGCGCGACTACCGGACCTCGGACCTGGCCAAAACCGGCGACGCGGACAAGAAGTTGCTGCTGGCCGAGTATGGCCTGTGCGTCAAAAACGAAGCCGCCCTGGGCCTGGTCGCCGACTTGACCTGATCCCTCCATCTAACGGGGGCCTCCAACACGGCCCCCGCCCTTTTCCCCACTTAGAGGCTGTATGGATACGCACCTTATAAACGAAAATCTCGAGGCGGGCAAGGCCGAGTTGCATCACTACGATGAAGCCGCCGGCCTTGCCTATATCGAACAGGTGCAGGATTGCACCGAAATCGTGGAGGCCAACCGGGAGCTCTATAACCTGTCCGACGGCATCCCGCGGTTTGGCGACGGCAAGCGGGTGGCCTCGATTCCGATGGTGATCTACATGGAGCTGGTGCGGCAGGGAATCACCAAGGACCAGAAGAAGTTTAGACAGTGGCTTAACGATCCCGATAACCGCGCTTTTCGAACTTTGCCGGGGGTCCTCTAACCATGGCGATCGGGACCTACAGCGAGTTGCAGGCGGCCGTGGCCGGTTGGCTCAACCGGACGGATCTCACGGCCCGCATTCCGGAGTTTATTGCCGTCGGCGAGGCTAAGATCAACCGCAAGTTGCGGACGATCGAGCAATACACGGCGGCCGATGTCACCGTCAACGACGAGTACCTGGACGTGCCGGCCGATTGGGCGCAGACGGCCAACATCGCGCACGATTCCGACGAGGGCGGCGAGATTGAGTACGTGACGCCGCAGCAGTTCGTGGAAAAGCGCCGCTGCCACCCGCCCGCCGGGAGGCCCAGATATTACACGCTGGAAGGCCGCCGGATGCGCTTTGTGCCCGTGCCCGATTCCCCGCACCCGGCGATCCTGTCCTACTACAAGCGGGTGCCGGCGCTGAGCGGCGCCGCGCCGGCGAACTGGCTTTTGGCGAGCCATCCCGATGCTTATTTATCGGCGGCCCTGCTGGCGGCGAATACCTACTTGCGGGACATCGAGGGAGTGACTTTGGCGACCGCCGAACTGGCCGACATCATTGCGTCGATGCAACTGGCCGATGCCATCGACAAGACCTCAACCACGCCCATCGTGCGGGCGCAACCGATTTAAGGAGTACCCAATGGAACCTGATGAGATATGGCGCGACTTCAACCCCGACACCGAGCGGGTCTATAGTAAGCCCGGTGGGCCGCTGACCCGGATCACGGTGCCAGAGCGCGTGATTGCGCTGCGGTCCATCGAACCAACGGACGAGGAGATGGCGGCGGGCGACACCTTCGGGAGCCGCAACCGGCTGGCCGCGCAGTACGCCGGCGAAGGCGACATCATCGACACCCAGATCGATGTCTGGGGCTGGGGTGCCGCCAACACCTACGAGTCCCGTCGTGGCTATGGCTACGAGACGGTGCCTGACTGCCTGGGCCGGTGCCAGATACACACCATGCCGGCGGAGGTTCCGACAACCGTATGAGTACCCTGCACTTCATCCTCATTCTGCTGGCCCTGGTGAGCTTCCTGGTCGCCGCCGCCAGCACGCCCACAGGCCGGTTGAACTGTACGGCCCTGGGCCTCGCCCTCTGGGTAAGTACGCTACTCATTCCGAGGTAACTACGTCATGCCCAATACACCTAACTTCGCCTGGAACCAGCCGACTATTGGCGCGGATCTGGATGTGTGGGGCGACGAGTTGAATGCCCAGTCGAATGCCATCGACGCGGAGATGTTTCTCAAGGCGAACAAGGCCAATCCGGTATTCACCGGGGCGATAACCGCCCCGGCTTTCATCGGCAACCCGAACGCGGTCCTGCGGCCCACGGTAGATGGGGTCAACGCGATTCAATTCCAGAATCAATCCGGAGGGGTCTTTGCCTGGATGGATACCGTGGCGCAGAAGCTGCGCGTGCCGATTATCGTGGGTGGTCCGAGCGTGCAGTTGCGCCCGGAAACGGACGGCACCGCCGCTATTCTGTTCCAGAATGCCGCCGGGACGGTTGCCGCCGCTGTCGATACGGTCAACAACCGGCTTATTGCCGGGACGGGCGGGGTCCGTTCGCCTATATTCAGCGGGGATCCTGTCATCCTGCAACCAGTTACGGACTCTTCCGCCTCAATCCAGTTTCGGAATTCCGCCGGGACGATACTCGCTACTGTTGACACTATCATCAACACGTTCAGTATCAGCGCCATAGTCTGTCCTTTGCTCCTGGGCAATCCCAATATGATCTTCCGCCCCACCGGCGGCGGCACCACGTTCCAGTTCCAGAACGCGGCAGCGGCGGTTATAGCCAGCATCGACACTAGCGTCCAGGCCATGTCCATCCCGGCCATGATCTGCCCGTTGTATACCGGGGCGAGCGTTGCTATTCGGGCGACTACCGATGCCGCCGCCGCCATTCAGTTCCAGAACGCGGCGGGAACTTCCATCGTAGGCATTGACACCCACATTGCGAAAGTTAATATATCCGGCGCTGCGCAGGTATCCGCCGATCTGACTCGCCAGTTGCTTCTGACCAGCTTGAGCGATCCGACCGGCAAGCAGATGCGCCTAGGTTATGACCTGTCTAACAACACGGCAGTGGTGGAAGGTCTTTTAGGCGGGTCCGGCGTCTTTCTACTCTTGAATCCTACCGGCGGGAATGTGGGAGTGGGGCTTAATTCTCCGGCAATGCACCTTCATATCTCCGGGGCCGGGGCGGTTGAGATTGGCGCGTTTACTCCATCGGTTAATCTGCACAATTCCGTCCTGATCACTGACGCCGCTGGCGCGGGGTATACCGGGGGAGCGTTGGTCCTAGGCTCGGGGGTGAGTAACTTCGCCGCCATTCGAGCTAGCTTCCGCGACGGAACGGGGAATGGCGCGGGGACGCTGGTGTTTTACGTTCGCACAAGCACCGCATCCCTTGCTTTGGCCGAAGTGATGGAGCTGACCAATACCGGGACGGTTCGCCTGAATACACTCCCGTCCTCCAGCCCCGGCGCGGGTTCCAGGGCGCTCTGGTATGACCCCGCTGATGGCAACCGGATTAAGTTCGCAGCATAGAAACGAGGAATTATGACTTACGAAGAATCAGCGGCCCTGATGCAGGACATCGTCTTCCGGGGGCGCGTCAAGGTGGCCGTCCTGAAGTATGCCGATTCGATCATGATCGAAGCCGCCAGCGTGCCGGGGCATACATCCCGGCTGCGTTGGGCGCAATCAGCGTTCCAAGCACCGGACCAAGTGGCCGGTCAGACGCAGCCGCCCGTGATCATGGACCCCGCCGTGCAAACCGCAGGCGCGGCCATCACCGATCTTGCCCTTCAGGGGGCCGTGGAAGGGGTCATAAACAAGACCGTATGAACGAGCAAGAGCAGGAACAAGACATACAAGCCGCCGCTGAAACGTATCCGCTCGACGACGCGGCCATCGAGATTATCGCCGAATTGAACCAGCAGGCGGCGGCGTCAAACGCCGCGCTGCAAGGCGTCCTGTCGTTATTCGCCCGTCAACAGAAGCTCCAAGGTAAATGGCAACTCGCGCCCAACGGGAGGGAATTAGTCAAAGCGCCATGAAGCTATTCGAGGTCGGCATTCCACCGGGCATTCTACGGCTTGGCACCGAGTTGCAATCGGCCAACCGCTGGTGGGACTGTAACCTCGTCCGGTGGAATGAGGGCGTCCTACAGCCCTTGGGCGGCTGGATTGGATTGTACTCCAATGTCACCGGCCTGCAAATGGCGGTTACCGGCAAGGCCCGTGGGGCGCACGCCTGGAGGGATAACTCCAACACCCCGTTCCTGGCCATCGGGACGCACACCGGCCTCTTCCTTTGCACGGGCGTCGAGCTATTCGACATCACGCCCGTGGGCCTGACTCCAGGCCGCGACGACACCCGCGCCTTTTCGGGCTACGGCGTGGGTATCTACGGGCGCGGCCTTTATGGCACGCCCCGGCAAACGGCCGGCGCGACGGCGCTGGCCACCACCTGGAGCATGGATAACTTCGGGCAGACGCTGCTGGCTGTCCATTCCGACGACGGGCGGCTGATGCAGTGGACCGGCGACCCCAATATCAAGGCCCTGCCGGTCGTCGCCACCACCGGCACCGTGCCGACCGGCAACCGGCTGGTGCTGGTGACTGAAGAACGGTTCTGCATGTTGATGGGAGCGCGTTCCGACCCCCGCCGACTGGAGTGGTCATCGGCGGAGGACTTTACAGCCTGGGCCATATCGGCCACTACCTCCGCCGGATTCCTGACCCTGCAAACTCCCGGCGTCATTCGCACGGCCTGCAAGGTGCGGAAACAAAATCTGATCCTGACTAACGTCGATGCTCATGTCGCCAACTATGTCGGATACCCCGCCTTCTATGGTCTGGAACGGGTGGCGACGGGGTGTGGCGCGATCAGCGCCAACTGCCTGGAGTCCTTTGACGACACCGCATATTGGATGGGGCATGGGTCATTCCACAAATACGATGGGACAGTTACTCATGTGTTGTGCGCCGTCAATGATTATGTCTTCAAAGACCTGAACACCGCGCAGCAAGAGAAGGTCTATGCCGTCAAGATTCCAGGGCTGGACGAGATCATCTGGTTCTATCCGAGCGCCTCCTCTACCGAATGCGACCGTTACGTTCTCTATAACCACATTGCCGACACCTGGGCCATTGGCTCCATGGCGAGGACTTGCGGGGAGCCGAAAGGCGCGTTCCCCTACCCGATTTACGTCAGTCCAGATGGCAAGTTATGGGCGCACGAGACAGGCCGCGACTATGGCGGCGATGTCCCCTTCATCGAATCGGGGCCGGTGGAGATGGGCGACGGCTCCAGGGTTTACGACCTGCTGGGCATCATCCCCGACGAGAAGACGGCGGGACAGGTCCAGGTGCGATTCCGGTCCCGGTATTGGCCGACCGGCCCAGAGACGCACCACGGGCCGTTTCTACTCAGCCAACCAACATCGGTGCGGCTATCGGGCCGGGAGATTTCCATCCGCGCCGAGAGTACGACTCCGAATGCCGATTGGCGCGTGGGCCGCTTCCGCTTCGACCACGTATTGAGGGGGGCCCGATGAAACTCGCCGAACCTCCCGCCAGGTACGACCGCGCCTTCCAGCGGCGAATCCACCATGAGTTGGAGTTGGCCGACGCCGACAATCGCAAACGGCTCCAGGATGTCGAGGTCCACCCGGCCCGGCTCATTCTGCGAAGCCCTAACGGTACGCGCTACTCCGTCACTGTGTCCAATGCCGGCGCCCTCGCCGCCGTGGTGATCCCATGAATATAAACAACCCCTACCGGGTCGATGCTCACCGGGAACGGATAGAGTCAGCCCTGGCCTATTCCGGCGGCACGCATAGCTATGACGATATCGTCGCCGGGATCCAGGATAAACGCTATCAGCTCTGGCCGGGGATCAAGGCTACGGTCCTCACCGAGATCATCCAATACCCGCGGAAACGGGTGATTCACTGCTTCCTGGCCGCCGGCGACCTGGCCGAGATTCATGCCATCCGCACCTGGGCCGAGGAGTGGGCGCGGCGCGAAGGCTGCGACAGCGTGACCATCAGCGGACGCCCCGGGTGGGAGCGGATGTTGCTGCGCGATAAGTACATCAAGCGCAGCGTGACCCTGGAGAAGGATCTGAAGGAGGTGTCCGATGGGAGCCAGCAAGTCAACGACTAACGAGCAGCAGACTTCCGCGATTGACCCGCAACTGAAGGAAATGTACCTCCAGAACTACAGGGACGCGCAACAGGTGGGCCAGGGGGTGACCGACTTCGGGCCGTACCAGGGGCCGCGGGTAGCCGGTCCCACCGATGCCTTCGCCAGCGCCGCCGGGACCGTGGGCGGGATATCGGGCGCCCTGAACCGGGACGTGCCGTCCTGGGCGGCGGGCAACACGCTGAACCGCGCCGAGGGCTGGCTGAACGATGCGGCCAATTACCGCCCGTCGCAGGTTGGTTCTTACGGGTACGATCCTTCGCAGTTCTACATGGATCCAGCCAGCACGCAGGCCGCGCAGCAGGACATCTACGCGATGGACCGCGCCGGGATCAGGGACCAGACCAATGCCGCCGTACCGCGCAGCAACATCCGCGACGTCAACTTCCAGCAGTTCCCCCGCGAACTGGTGCGCGATGTCAACGGCGCCAGCGTGCCGCGGGAACTGGTGCGGGATCAGGTCTACAACGGCGTCAATCGCGGGACTGTTCGCGATATCAATGCCGACCAAATACTCCCCGGCATAAAGCAGTATGAGAGCGCCTATACCGATGCCGTGGTGGACCAGGGGACCAAGGATCTCGACCGGGCGCGGCAGATCGCCACGATGCAGGCCGGCTCCGATGCGGTGCGCACCGGCTCTTTCGGCGGCGGCCGGCATGGGGTGGTGGAGGGGGAAACCAACCGCGGCTTCGCCGATGCCACCGCCCGGCTGGCGGCCGAAGAGCGGGCCAAGGCGTTTAATGTCGCGGCGGGGTTGAGCGGCCAGGACGTGGGCAACAAGCTGGCCGCCGCCCAAGCCAATCAGGGGCAGGATGCGCGGTTCGCCGACTTCGCCCATCAAGGCGGGATGGCCGCGGCCGCAGGCAATCAGCAGGCCGATATGGCCATGGCGCAGTTGCGCCAGCAGGCGGGACTCACTGCCGGTCAATCCAACCAGGCGGCGGACCAGGCGATGGCGCAGTTGCGGCAGCAGGGACTCCTCACCGCCGGGGGCGCCAATCAGGCCGCCGATATCGCCGCCGCAGGACAGTACCTCCAAGGCGGGCAGGCCGCGCAGGCCGGGAACCAGGCGATGGACTGGCAGGCCGCGCAGGCCCGCCAGCAGGCTCTGAATCAAGGGGCGTCGAGCAACACCGACCGCATGATGCAGGCCCTGATGGCGAACGCCGGTTACGGCCAGCAGGCGGGACTCGCCAATCAGCAAGCCGCCATGCAGGGTTCGCAGTTCAACGCCGGCCAAAGGACGCAGGCCGATGTCGCGAATCAGCAGGCGGGATTCCAGAACATATCCCAACTGTTGCAGGCCATCCAGCAGGGGCAGGGGCTGGCGCAGCAACAGTACCAGATGCCGATGGACGCGGCATCGAAAATGTTCCAGCTCGACCAGTACAGCCGCGGCCTGACCAACGAACAGATCCAGGCGCAGATGCAGGCCTGGGACGATGCGCGATACGCGGGCCTGCCGGGGCTGCAACTGCAAGGGGGCGCCCTTGGAATGCAGTTGCCCAACTTGGGGATGTCCTCGACGGGAAGCGCCACCACCAAGCAGACCCAATCGCCGATGCAGAACCTTGGGCAACTGGCCGGTCTGGCCGGAATGTTCATGTGATGAGGAGTTCCCATGCCTGACTTCCGCAAAGCCATCGAAGACGCCAAATTCAAACCGGACATGGAGACGATCTCCACCACGGGACCGAACGCCACCGGGGAGGAGCAAACCTGGGTCAATCCGCGCCAGCAACTGTCCCAATCGTCCGCCGCCGAACTGGCGGAATTGATGGGGGCGACACAGAGCCAAGTACGCTACGACGCCGGTCCCTTCACCCAGAATAAGCCCCAATGGCAGATCGACTTTTCCCCGGACAAGGGGGACGAGTTCGATGCCGCGATGGTCTATGAGAACTATCAGAAGCGGCCCGATTCCTTCAACGCGCAGATGGCCGATGAGCTGAAGATCGCCCGCGGCCCCCTGCCGCCGGGAGTGGAACGGGCAGGCAACGAGGAGACGTGGCAGGGTCCGCCGATCAATCCGCTGGCCAGCGATGCGTACCGGCATGGCGGCGGGGGCTTCGATAAGCCAGTCACCGGCGGGTCGGACCCCGGTCCCGACAAACCCGTGGTAGATCTGAAACCCGGTCCCAAGTGGCCCGATCCGCCGCCATCGGTCATCCCCGGTCCCAAGTGGCCCGATCCGCCGCCCCCACTTAAGGAGGGTCCGGGCTGGGACGACGATCTACTCAAAGTGCCGGGGCCAACGGGCGTCGATCCCGTCCCGCTATTTCCAGGAACGGGCGTCAAGGATCCGGGCGGCTTTAAGCCCGGAGGGATCCCCGATCTCCCCGGCGGCTTCCCGCGGCCCATCGATCTGGCCGGTAACGCCGGGGGCGAACTGCCGCAATCGGTGACCCCGAGAGCCTACACTCCCCGTCCCGGCGGCGGACCCGGATCGCTTCTGGGGATGCCGCAGCAAGCGATGGGGGATCTCCCCTCCGCGGTCATGCAGGCAAGCGGACCCGGAGGTCTGCTGACCATTGACGAGTTGAAGAAACGGGCTGGCGGGTATCTGCCTGCGAAGTACCAGAGAGGATTGTTATCGGTATGAACAATCTAGGGTTCACTGGATCTTACGATCCGCGGAAGATCTTCGACCCCTCCCAGATGGCGCCGGTAGGCGGGGGCGGCGGCACTATGGGCTTCGATCCTGCCGGTGTCTATGGGGATCCTGGCGCGGCTGCGCCCTATGCCAGCGGCTACGCTACCTATGGCGGCGGCGAGGACCCGATGGCGATCATGCCCGAACCGGGGAGAGGGCCGCAGTTCGCCAAGGCGCCGAAGAAGAAGTCCAAGCTACGGGGCAAAGCCAAGGCGGGACTGGAGGGGTTCGCCGCCGCCACCGCAGCGCCGGAACCCATTCAACACCACCGCTTCGGCAACATGAGCGGACTGCTAGGAGGGTAATATGCCAATGCCACCATATGTCGATCCCGCGCTCCCCGATCCCCGCAAGCGCACCGGCCTGCTGGGAGGACTGCAATCCTTCGGGGGCCTGCTGGGCCGGGGACTGAAAGGCGCCGGTCACAACTTCGACCGCAACGCCATCGGCGGTATCGACGCCGCGCTGGGCGAGGAATTCACTCCTGATATGAGGCGCAACCTGCGCGGCAACGCCATCATGGCGTTAGGCCAGATGTTGGCGACGCAGGGCAAGACGCCGATCCAGGAAGGGCTCCAGCGGGGACAGCAGGGGATCTACGGCGCCTGGCAGGCCGGCCAGAAACGGAAGGAGGATGAGGAAGCCAAACGGTTGATGTCGTCTCTCTTCGCTGGAGGCGCCCAGGTATCGCCGCAAACGACTCCTTCCCCGGTGCCGGCTGGCGCGCAGATGATGGTCGGCAACACCCCGATGAATATCCCACAGCCGACGCCCGCCAAGCCGCCGGATCCGGCGCTGACTTTCCTTTCCAAGGCCGAGGAGGCGCGGCGCATTGGGAACGGGCTAATTCAGTTGAAACGGGATGCCGCCGCCAGACCCTATTTCGACATGGCGAAGGAGTACGAGAAACGGGCCGCTGAACTGAATGAACCGATGGGCGCCCCATTTCCTGCCGTGGTGAACGGGCAGCGGGTGCTGATGGTGCAGACCCGGAGCGGGCCCCGGCAGGTCGAAGGCGCCGAACCCGATGATGAGCTGGTGCCGGTCAACCTCGGCAACCGGATCGTATTCCGGCCCAAACACGGTAAGACCGCCGAGAGTTTGCAGATTGAGCAGTCCCCGGATAGCGCGGCTTCCGTTGGCCAGCAACAGAAGGAATTGAAAGAGAAGGTCCGGCAGTTTGATATCTCCGACCCGCGGGACCAGCAACGGGCCGATGCCGCCATGATGGGGGCGAGGGCATCTCTGATGGGCGCCGGCGCCGCCCAGACCAATGCCGCCACCAACCGGCAGCGGCTGAGCATCGACCGGTCCAACCAGGGCCAGTTGGGCGAAGCGGCCAAGGTCACCGTCGCCGAGACGGAGAATGGCGTCCAGTTGCTCGACCGGCTGGAAAAAGCCATGGCCGACAGTCCTGTCAAACCGGGAACCATGGCGGGGCTGGTCACCCTGCCGGTGGTAGGCCAGATCATGGGCGAGTTGGGCATTAACGAGCCTGCCGTGTTGAAGGGGAAGATGGCTCTGGGCAAGCAGATTCTGGCCAAAGCCATGGAGGGCGGCGTCCTGCGAAAAGAGGACGAATCCAAGTACGACGCCATGCTCCCCAATATCTTCGACAACCCCACCCGAGCGGCGGCGAAACTCGCCCAGTTCCGCGAGGAACTGCGTTACAAGCTGGAAGTATTCAAAGCCACCCAGAAGCAGTACGGCAAGGGCGGCGGTAACATCGGCGGCATGGACGGACTGTCCAGCTTCCGGCTGGAGTAGACCATGGCGGAACCCCGGATTCGTATTATCAACAAGGACAGCGTGGTAGGGTCCATCACCTCCTCCGAATGGCTGAAAGCCAAGGAGAAAGGTTGGCAGCTAGCCCCGCCGAATATCGCCGAGATGAGCAAGGACTCCAAATACAAGGGAGAGCCGCCAGCGGAAAAGCCGCCGGTCGATGCGCTGGAGGCCTACGCCGGCCACGGCCTGCAGGGCATGACCTTCGGCTTCGGCGACGAGCTTGTGTCCGGCCTGGGCGCGGCCCTTACCCGAACCGGCGGAGACACCTTCGGCGACCGCTACCGCAAGTGGCAGCAGGTCCAGAAGGACTCGCTGGAGCAATCCGCGAAAGAGAGGCCGGCCGGCACCACCGCCGCCAACATTACCGGGGCCGTCTCCACGGCCCTGGTCCCGGGCCCCGCGATACTCCGGGGCGCTCAGGCGGCGGCGAAGGTTCCCGGCTACGCAGGCCGGATCTGGAACGCCGCCAAGGCCGGTGGCGCGGCCGGTGGCGCGGCTGGTGCGGGTGCCGCCCCCGAGGGCCAGCGAACCGCCGGGGCCTTCAAGGGCATGTTGACCGGCGCGGGACTGGGCGGGACCGTCACCGCCGCCGCTCCCGCAGTGACCGCTCCGGTGAAGGCCGTGGGCCAGAAGATCCTGGACGCGCTGCCCGCGGGAACCGCCCAGAACCTCATGGGACGGCTTCCCGGCCTTATCACGCCAAGCGCCAGGGCCGAGGAGAAGGTATTGGAGTCGATAGGCAACGACATGTTAGGCGACACCCTCCCGCAAGCCCTGGACCGGCTCCACGGGCGCGTCTCCCGGGCGAATCAATTGGGCAAGACCGACTACACCCTGGCCGATGCCGGGGGCAACGCCATGCTCCGCCGCGCCGACACCGCCATGCTCCGTCCCGGCAAGGCCCAGTCCCAGGCCGACAAGGCCCTGTGGAACCGGCAGGCTGGTTCCGGCGACCGTGTCGTCGCCGACCTGGAGTACGCCAGTGGCGCAAGCGGCGATGCGGCGACCGTGTCCAAGGCCCTGAAAGCGAACCGGCGCACCGGGGCCAACAAGGCCTATGACGCCGCCTATGGTCACCCCCGGAACCAGTCCATTGACGACCCGCTCATCAACGAGTACCTGGAGCTTCCCCAGTTTAAGGAGGCCTGGAAGAGCTTGCGGGAACTGGAGTCCTACAGCCCCGGCGGGGCCTTGCCGGAAGAGATACCCGGGCGCCCGAGCCTGAAGCTGTTGGACGGGCTGAAGCAGCGCATGGGCAATGTCGTAAACCACATGAAGAGGGAGACGGACTCGCAGAAGGTGGGCAAGCTGGAGCATGAGCTTGGCGTGTTCACCAAACGGCTGGAGGAGATTGCTCCCGGCTACAGCGAAGCCCTGCAAGCCTACAAGGGGCCAAGCCGCATGGACGAGGCCCTGACCGAGGGCCAGAAGTTCCTGCAGCCCAAGTCCACCGTCAGCAAGATTACCGAGGACTTGAGCGGGAAGTTCAATACCATCCCGGAGAAGGAACACTACCTCCTGGGCGTGGTGGACGCCGTGCGCGAAAAGATCAATGGCCGCCGCCCCGGAGACGACACCTTCGACGTCATCATGGGCAACAAAAACAAACGGATGGCCCTCCAGCGGTTGTTTGAAAGCGTGTACCCCGCCCATGGCCGGAAGGCTTTCCTGGACTTCGCCAACCGCATGCACCTGGAAGAGCGAATGAACAAAACTCGAGGCTTTATCAAGGGCAATTCCCGCACGCCGGAACGGCTGGCCGGGATGGCCGACGAGGGCTTTGACGCGGCCAACGCGGCCCTCCAGGTAGGCCAAGGCAATGTCGCCGCCCCCGCCCTGAACTGGCTAACGAGCCGGGGCAAGGAGCACCCCAACGCCCTGGCCGAAGAGATCACGCCGCTCTTACTGGGCAATCCCTTTGAGGCCATCGAGCGATTGCGACGGGCGCATCAAGCCGCCGCTGCCAAGGGCCAATCCTCCACGGGCGCGGAAACCATCGGAACAGTGACAGGACTATTGACGGGCCGGTAGCACCGGCAGAAAGAGACACCAATGAAACACCCCCATCCCCATCCGGATCCGGAACCCGTGGATCCCAAAGAACTGCGCCGACAGTATGTGGCCCGCTTCGGATCGCTCACACTGCCCGAAGCGCGAGGCGCATCCCCGGACGAGTTGGCGCTGGCACTGGCGGCGTGCGCGTCCGCCGGACTGCCGGAACCGATCATCACCGTGGAGGACGTGGTGCCGCCGCCGCCGGAACTTCCGCGCACGGTGGAGGTGTACACCTTCGCCCACTTCCGCTACCCGCAGGTGCAGATCCGCGCCACGCTGGATGAGGTTGCCGCCTACCCGGAACGGATCATCCAGTTGGCGAAGAACGCCGGCATCCGCGCCGATTCCCTCCCCCTCACCGACGATCCGCCGATCGCCGCCTGAGCCGGGAACTGTTCGAAATTCTTTGACGGTTGGGGTTCAGGTTTAACCATGACGCCGGCCTGGGTTCACCTCATCGATGTCTCCCTGGCCGTGACGATCGCGGCCGCGGCGGGGTACGCGATGTTTCGCCTGTTCGCTTCCACCGAAGTGGCCAGGCGGGCCCAGATGACCGAGCTGGTGCGCATGCTCTTCGATCAGGTAGGGAAGCGGCAGGAGGACCAGACGGCCGAGCTCAGGGAATTGCGGGAAGCGGTGCTGGCGCTACGCGATGAAGTTCGTCATGGACGCCGGTAGGTTTGCACCTGCGTCCGCCTATGTTTTAGCGGCTTCGATAAACTTCTCCAGGTCCCGGCGGCGAAACCGTGGGCGGCTGTCGATCTTTACTGTCGGCAGTCGATTGGTGTTCATAAAGCGGCGCATCTGTTCCACGCTGCACGCCAGGAACGTCGCGGCCTCTTCCAGCGTGTAGAGGTCCTTGGCCGGGATGCCCTTCTTAATTTCGTCGATGATGATCTGGGCGATCTCCCTGCCGAATGCTTCTGCTCCGCTCATCCGTTACTCCCTCTGTTTACTTTCCGCAGTTCTTCCGCAGTTATTCCGCAATTAAGGGAGCAATCGCCCTGTAGAGGCGATTGCTCGTACTATTCTTGCGGAAGAGGGGTTGTGATATAACCCCAATAGAATCAACGTTTTTGTGGTGCGCCCGACAAGATTCGAACTTGTGACCTCTGGCTTCGGAGGCCTCAGTTCTTTGTCTTTAACTGATTGATTATAAAGGTGTATAGTTTTTCACTTCCGCAGTTATTCCGCAGTTATGAGACCATCATCTTCTGCGCGCGTTCCAAAGCCTCCCGCTGGCTTTCCATGTCGGCATGGGTATACCGCATGGTTGTCGTCTGATCGGCGTGGCCCAGCATCTTCACCCGCTGCCCCATCGGCGCTCCGGCCGCATCAAGCCAGGTCGCCATCGTATGGCGCAGGGTGTGGATGTTCAGCCACGGCATCGCCAGTTTTTTTCCGAGCGGTTTCAGGATCCGGTTGAGCGCGTTGTGCATGTCCATCGGCACCGGCTTCTTCTTTCCGCGCACGGCGGTGAAGACGATATCCGAGTCCGGGTTGCGGCGCTCATAGAGCGTTTGGAGCTCCACCCAAAGCTGGGTAGTCATCGGCACATCACGGCGGCTCATATCCGATTTCAGTTCGCTGTACTCGCGGGAGATCCAGGCGTAGCGGAAGTGAACCGTGTAAGGCAGCCGGATCTCTCCGCCGGCGATCAGAGGGGTGTCGCTCAGGTTGAGGTCAGACCATCGCAACCCAGCGGCCTCTGACGATCGGGCGCCAGTTGAGAGGAAGAACTGGAACACTGGGCGGTACTTCGGCGCGATCATCTCCAGGAGCATCGTTGCCTGGAGGACAGTGAGCGCCTGCCGCTTCACTGGCTTGGGAGCCGAGTTCGGGATTCGCACCACTTCCGTTGCCAGCATCCCCGTAATGAACCCAAGGTCACGGGCATAGCGGAGGATGGCCGAAAGAGCGTTCTTGATGTGACGAATGCTCTGGGAGGACAGCCCGCTCCCGGCCTTCGCCGTAATCAACTGCTGCACCAGAATCGGCGATATATCGGTGAGGCGGATTCCCCCAAGGGTGGGCAGAATATGGAGCAGCTGATACTTGTAGTGAGCCTGGCCGCTTTTCTTCAGGGATTCGATGTGATCCGGCCGGAACCGGGCATCGATAAATTGCTCCAGTGTCGCGGCACCCTCCGGCACGGCGGACTGCGCGTTGGCTTTCGAAACGTACTTGTCTCTAAGTTCTGCTTTCGCTCCTCGTTTGGTCGTCGCCTCCAGCGTGACTTCTTTCCGCTTGTACTCAACGTCGCCGTTCAGACCGCTGACATAGCGAAAATAGCTCCCATACCACTTCCCGTCTTTTTGACGGACGGACCCATCTTGGGTTCCTCGTTTACGCACTTCTGTCTCTCCAACACTCAGTAGAGCGTTGGTTATATTGTAACCATTCATACCATTACCCCCATTTCAACCAGTGCAATCAACCTTTTGCGTCTGAATTCTTAAAGCTGGACTTCTCCTGTCATCGTTCGGCATCGGAAGTCTCGCTGTACCCCTTCACAAACGCGTCGAGCTCCCGCCGCAGCGACATGGTGTTGAAGATCATCTTCATGACCTGCTCCTGGCTCGGCGGCGGGTCACCCGGCCGGCCGCGCATGGTCAGCATGTGGAACACCAGGTCGGCGCCCAAGAAAAAGACCATCCGCAGTTCCTCCCGGAAGTCCGCCGAGGCGCCGTTGGCCAGGTACTCTTTTTCCAGCTCCTTCCAGCCGGCCTCTACGATCCCCTCTTGGCCGCCCAGGGCCTCCGACCAAAGCAGGTCTGTGGGTTTGATCGGGAAGACCAACGCCGGCGGCGTCGCGCGCTCCGCGGCCGCTTCCCGGGGCCTGTGCTTCTGATTCATGACGCGGCCACCTGCATCTCGGCGAGCTTGCTCTCGGCTTCGTCGAGCCGGTCGAGCGCTTCGTCGCGTTCGCGCCTGGCGGCGGCGAGCTCGAGCTCGATCTCCCGCAGGCGAGCGGAGGCCAGTATGGCCGCGGCCGACTGTCGCATTTCGATGACGTCGTGGGCATCCATATCGGAAATCTTGTGCAGGGCGGCGGCCAGGCGCGCGGCGAGGTTTTTATAGCCATACTTCTCCGCTTCGATCTGCCGCATCCGGTCGTTCGGGTTCACTCGCATGGGGTTCTCCTTACTCGTCGACGTCACCCGGCAATTCGCCGAGATCGGTCGGCGCCACCCCGAACATGGATATGCAATTCCTGGCGATGTTGGCGGCAATCTGTGCGTTCTGCCGTTCCCGCCGCTTGTAACTGGTGTAGTTATAGTCGTAGTCCGCTTTCGACCAGAACACCAATTGCCGCCAGACCGGTTGACCAGGCTGATCTTCCTTCCGTAAGGCGGTGGGTCCAGCCCACGGCAAGCCATCCGGGGTAAGGTCGCCTAGAACATCGCGGACCTCCCGGCGATGTTCACGAAACAGCGTGAGGTTGTCCTCGCTTTCTGTCCAGACTCCATCATCCATAGCCTTCCGCGTGGTTTCGTCGACAGTTTGCCCTGACTTGAATAACTTGCGGATTTTCTCCGCCCTGGATGCGGGACTTGAGGTGTCACCGAATTCGAGTTTCATTGCACTGTTACTCCTCTCTCGCGCCGCACGTCATAGGACACGAGTTTGACTTCCGCCTTCACCGCCAACAGGTCTTTCCGGATCTGTCCCAGTTTTGGCGTGAGCGGGTCTTTGGGGAACGGCTTGATGGCCGCACTCAGAGCCCGCAAAACATTCTCCAGAATGCCGATCCGCGGGTCCGGCAGCGGCGGATTCTTCGCGGAACGGGAGAGGGCCAGTGATATTTCCCGCGGATCATCGCTCTGGCTCAGTTTGTAAATCTCATCCCTTTCCGCGACTGGCATGGCGCGGAGGTTATCGAGCAATGTCACCGCAAGTTCCGGGTCCATCAGTTTCGCGCATCCCAGCACACCGACGACCATGTCCCGTTGGTCTTCCGGGAATTCCTCCAGCCGTTCGCCGGCCCGTAACACATCCGATTGCCGCCACAGCGGCCCTTGCAGCCACGGCCAACGCTCCGCCAGGCTGACGTGCTGCTGGGCGCGTTCAACGGTGCGCCTATCCGTACCGAGTGCTTCCGCAACGGCGCGAGTAGATGCCGGGTCCTTTGGCTGCCCGCCTTTCGTACCCTTGCGATTAGGTTCTGGCGCACTCTGCGCCAAAACCTCCTTGGCCTTCTCCGCCGCTTCCACCAATCGTTTGCTCGCCCCGAATGTCTTCGTCCGCTCCTGCTCGCTAAAGCCTTTGCGGTTCTCGTTCTCTTCCAGTTCGATGTCCCTCAATGCGGCGTCGCTCAAGTGCTCCCGCTCAATGGCCGGAATGGTTTTCCACTGTAGCATCCGTGCGGCTTGTAAGCGGCGCCCGCCGCTCACCAGGCGGAACCGGTCCCTTTCTCCGTTACGGTCAACGACGATCGGCAAAATGAGCCCCACCCGCCGCATTCCCTTGGCGAGACCCATAATGTCGCCATAGTCCTGCCGCCGACGTTCGCCGACGTCAATATGTTCAATCGGTATTTCGAGTACTTGCATTGCAGGCCTCCAATCTCTTGACCATGTTCTCGGCGCGTCGCCACTCCACTTGGGCCGCCCGAACAATCTTCGCGTCAGGGTGGTTTTCGATCACGATTTCCAAGTGGTTTTGCAGATAGCCCAGCAGCTTGACGATCTGCGCCAGGTCCCGCTTCGTGAATGCGGTTAAGTTACCCACGGCTCACCGCCTTCTGTTTCCGGAAGTCCTCGGCCTTTTCGCATGTGATGAAGTGATTCACCCCGTCGATCGTGTACGGCGCCAGCCTTCCGTTGTGGTGCCGGACGAAGGCCAGTTGCACGCCGCAGGCCTTGCACGGCCGGACCTCCTCGGCGATGAGCATTAACAGCGTCGCCATGCGTTTCTCGATGGGAGGAAGATCAGCCATTGGGCACGCCGCCTTTCGCCAGCGCTTCCACAGCCCGCTCCGTCTTCTCGCGCAATGACACCTTCGGGCCTCGCTTTCTGGCGTCTTCGATGTTTTCAAATAGCCGCTCCAGTTCCACTGGATGCAAGTTGGCGAAGCGTGCGCCGAGCGGTTCATCGCGGCTTGGAAAACGGAAATAGAAATACCGGAACGTCGGATCGAACTCGTCATCCTCATCCCCTGCATAGAGCGGGTGCGTCCGGATCTTCTCGAAGAGTTCCTGATACTCGCCGCCCCAGTTGCCGGTGCCTACCCGCGCCAGGACGTACATTCTTCCGTTATCGAAGCCCGCGTCCCGGAACCGTCCGAACTCTTCCGTCGGCACTCCCAGCAGGCAGAGCACGAAGGGGGCGAACGGGTCGTAGCCGTGGATTAAATTGTAGAGGCTCATTTGTCCCATCCGATGAGCTTGGAGATTTGCGACGTCATGCCGCCCAGCGATTCAAACCGCTGGCGGAAGTAGGGGTAATTCCGCGACTTGAAAAAGGGGTCGGTGACCTGCCCGAAGCGCCAGGCCCGCGCCAGGCCCACCTGATCCAACTCGTCGATCCGTTGCTTCACTTCCGGGTCCACCGATTCCGGCGTGTAGTCTGTATGTGTGTCAGGCATAAAAGAATACGCTCCACACGATGTAGGCCACATAGGCAGCCAGGCCAATCATCGCGCCGCAAATGGCGATTTCCGCGTACCGGGGTCTCATCGCGGCCGCCCTCCGGTCTGGGGCAACTCCGCGGCGGCGAGGGCTTGCGGGTCGGGGGTCATTGCGCCCACGGCTCACCGTCAGATTTCTTCGGGACTCTGGATAGGTCCATTTTTGCTTTCAATCTGGCCTCTTTCTGCTCATCATCGTGCTTTCTCTGCCGCTCAAGGTCGAGTTGACGGCGACGCTTTACCGTCTCGAAATACTCAGGGTCTTCGATCAGCGCAAGGGCTTGGTCGATTCCGTTCCCGGCTGCTGTTTTGTAAGCCCATGCCGTTGCCTGTAAGAGATGTTTTCCGAACTTGGCCAACAGATCTTTTAACGGCATCTTTCCCTCATATCTGGCGTAGTCCTCGGCCATCTGCTCGATTGACGGGAAGTGGTTTCGCTTGGATACGAGTTTCACGAATCCCCCTCCTGAATCGCGCCAACGGCGAGGTCAGCTTTACTCAGCATTGGGTGTCCTTCATGGCGGCGTCGATAGCCTGCCTAACCGTAATCCTCGTATCAGGATCGGCATAGGTATTCGCGCATTCCGTCTCGGAGGCCGCATCCCACACGTCATCTGACAGCCAGCCGTTGCCCTTATTGGACTCCTCAATCATGTAATCCAACCGCGCCGAGTCCCGTTGCGCCACCAGCAGTTCGGCGCGGGTGCGGGCCATCTCTGTGCTTGCCGCTATCAGTTGCGTAGTGGCTTCACGCAGTTGGGTTGTTATTTCCACCAGCTTCCCCCGCTCCCCGGCCAACTGGATCTCCAGATTCTCGATGTCATTCATCAGGTCTTGGATCTGAGCGACGTGACTACCGTCCATTTTCTTTCCCCTCCCCTGCGCCGGCCAGGCGGTCGGCAAGTTGACGTAACTCGGCAGCCATCGCCATGCATACGTTTGCCCCGTGCCGCTTTAGGGTTGTCCCAGGCTCCGGGCATGGCATGAGCAATTCGGTTTCCTCGCAGTGTTCCGCCGCTTCTCGTAGCGCCTCAACCTTCGCCGCCCTTTTCACGGCCTCCAGCGCGGCTGAGGTGGTTTGGGCTTCAAATAGTACGGCGTCCGCTATGTAGACCGGGCAATCCCAGTTATGCACCCCGTTGCCGGTAAAGCAGACCGTGCATTCCGTGGCTGGGTCGCCGTCGTCGTTCTCTCCGGTTTTGATCCGGTTGGTCCTGATCTCCTCCAGCGCCACCCGCCGCAATTCCGCCAAGGCTTCCGCGTCAACAAGCTCACTTTCGAGCCGCGTGCATTCCGCCACTAACTCTTCGGCGCGGGTTTCAAGGGCGGCGATCTGCTCTTGATCGGCCAGTGCCTTGGCGTCAATGTCCGCTAGTTTAGACTTCGGCACAATCACCGCTTGTCCAATGGCCAGCATCTCTCGATATTGAACGTCTAAATTACCCATTGCTCTCCCCTTTCAGCCGAGCCGCTTCTTCGCGGAGATCCTTGGCTCGGCTCGCGCATATCCGGCGAATCTCATCCCGCGCACCATCAGGCCCGATGTACTCCTGGATGTGATCGTGCAGGCGCTCCAACTCGACCGCAGCCCCTTCGCGCTTCATGCGGGCGTCACGGGCGGGCATCTCGGCTTCGAGTTCGGTAATCCTTCGGTCTGCACCTGCCAGATACTCACCTGCTGCCTCCAACTCCGCAATCCGCTCCCGTGCCGCGGCCAGTTCGGCGGCGACTTGCGGCCAGGAATTATGCGACTTGATCGCCCACTGTTTATTGGCCTCCTGCTGTTCCGCCGTTATTTCATTGCCCATGGTTGCCGATAGAATCTGGCTCTGGCAGGATCCATTGGTGTATTCGAGAAACGGCCCACCAATCACAACGCCCGGCATGTGTGGACGTTCGCCCCACACCCCCTGCGTGCTGGCCGCGTGCAGGGCGTTCAGGTGTGGGAGGTCTACGGGGTCAGACATCCTTGGACTCCGTAACCTCATCGGCGCTGTACTGAGCGTCGAGCAAATCTTGCACCGTGGCGTCCACCATGGGCCCATCGCACTCCTCGCAGGATGTATTGCGGCCACAATCGCCACATATAAAGCCGCAGTCCTCGCAGATTGATTGCGCCATCCCGTTCCATGCGCCTCGTTTTGCTTTATCCACGTCCAGCCTCCTTCCGTGCCTTGTCGATGAGGGCCATCAACCGCGTCTCTAAATCGTGAATGCCGTTGTACAACTTGGCGTCGTTGCCGTATTTAGTAAATGCGTATGCGGATAGTTCGCGATCGCTAGCATCCACAAACTCCGGGTCTTTCAGCACATCCGGGTCAGGCGCGAGTGCCAGGTAGCCCATCCTCAGCGGGATTCTCCCGCCGCAAGGCTGATCCTTACCCGCGCTCTCAGTCATGCCGCACACGCGGCAGACCTTATACGGTGCTTGGAATGCTGGCGTCCAGTCGTGCTGTGGTTGGGCGGCGCGGAGTTGGGCGCGGTAGGATTCAAGCGGATCGCTTATGTGAACCGAGTTGATGACCACCCGGTCTCCATCCATATCGAGATCCTGCTCGTCTATTACCTTCTCCAGCGCCGCAATCGCGCCCCGCAGATATTCAGGTGTTTCCGGCACTGGCTTTCCTCAGTTCCTCCCGTGATTCGATTTGTGCCTGAATGTTTTTCCTACACTCAGCCTTATAGTTGCGCTCCAAAGTGAACACGGGGCTATCGCCAACTCACTCATCGCGCCTCCTCCTTCGCCCGTCTCTCCCGCTCCTGCCGGCCGGCCTCCTCGAGCACGTCGATCGCATACGCCATCACCGTTTCCGGATAGGCGCTCTTCGGGCTGCGCGGCAAAGGGAGCACCGGCATGAGCCGCAGAAACCGCAACGCGCCCTTCACCCGACGGTCGAACAGCATCTCGTGTTTACGCACTGTCGCGGCCTCCAGCTTGCCTTGTAAATCGCCGAATCTGAGTTTCATCTCCCTACCCTCTATTCGCTAAAACAAGCTGATTTGCTCCCCATCGATGTCGCCGGGCGGCGCCTCATCGGTAAACGGTTTCACCCGGCAGCACGCCGGGCAGCAGACCGCGCAGTAAAACTTTCCGCCGGCTTCGTGGGCTTTGGCGTAGCGGCCGCATTCGGAACAACGGGCGCCGAACTCGAAACTGCTGAACTGGAAACACTGCATGGAACCCGCTCCTCGATCGCCATCACCCGATTTCTGTTTCTCAGCGCCTCGCCCTTTTCGCAGCCGCAATACTCGGCCCGGCCGGAAACGACCGATATCCCGTCGCTGCAGCACTCCCGGGCGACCGGCATGGGCACCGCCGCCGGTTCGACGTCGGGCTCCCACTCGATCGCGTCCTGGCAGTCCGGGCAGGGAACTTTCGCGGCTTCGCAGGCGGCATCAATCTGCTCGGCCGTCATCGACCAGTCCGGCTTCCAGCCAGGCTGGCCAACCTTCCCGGTCCCGCTGCAACGGAAGCAGTGCCCCAGCGGCGGCGGCGACTTCCACACGTTTCGCTCGGCGTCAATCACGGCGCTAACCCAGGCCCGGAGTTCGCCCGGCGACGGCACGCGGTTGGTCTCCGGCGAGGAGGCCCGCGCCAGGTCCGCGAGTAGATTGCCGACCGCGGCCCGCGCCAGGTCCTCGGTTTCCGCCGCCGCCTGCAAAGCGTCGACGAGTTCCTGAAACCCGTTCGCCCCGATAGAGGCGTAATACGGCAGCCCTTCCATCCGTTCGAGCTGCGCCTTGCAAAACTTCTTACTCAGCATCTTCGTCGTCCCTCAGTAACTCGTATCGGCCGGTTGGCGCGGCTCTGTGGCTGGCGGTTTCCGCCGGGAGTTCGTCCAGCCAGCGCTTGCCGTGGAGCCAGGTCGCCGGAAGCGGCTGATACTGGCTTGCCCTTTGCCGGTAAATGGGAGTTTGCAGGCGCGTGGCTGCCATGATCGCCTGGAACGTCTCCGGATCCTGCACCTTCGATTTCCATTCGAGTTCGGCATGGCCGCGGTCTTTTTTCGCCCAGACTTCCTCCCACCAGGCGTTGAACCACCACTGCTGGTCCCGGCTGAGTTCGCTCCGGCGGCCGTTCTTGCGAGCCGGTTTGGCCTCTGACACACCAGCCGCGAAAGCGGCGTTGTCGCAAGTGTTCGTAAGAACACAGGAATCAGGAATCAGGAATCCGGAATCAGGAATCAGCCGGGCTTGTACGGTGCTTATCTGGTTCTTGTCTGGTGCTTTTTCGGTTGTTGCCGCCAAAATATCTAGTGCCTGCACCGGGTTTGCACCGGGTTTATCCGGTAAAACGCTATTTTTTTCGCGCAAGTGGGGATTCTGGTGTTTGGCGAATGCAGGGATGAAAATCAGTTTTTGGCGACCGACCTGGTACCGCTCGATGAGGCTTTCCCGGTCCAGGAAGGCGAGCCATTCCATCACATCCTCGACCGCCGTGGAGTCGTAGGGGAAGGCGTAGGAGCGGAACTTCATCGGCCGCTCTTCGAGCTTTCCTTCCCGGTCGGCCAGTGTCCAGAGGGCGGCGAAAAGCAGGCGCGCGCCAAACGGGCAGCGCCCTAACTGTTCGGACTCAAAGAAACCCGGTTTGATATTACGGGAGCGGGCCATCAGTTACCTCCTTCCCGGCTATCTCCAAAAAACCGGAATACGTTCGTCACCGGGCCCCGATTTCCGCCCGGTACCAGGCCATGAAATTCTCAATGGAATCAGACACCAGGCACAGCGCCCCGCGCGAGCGTTCCATCGCCATCCAAGTGACTTGCGACTTACGCAATTTGCCGCCGGAATCGCCTTTCGACTTAGGCCGCTTAAACTCCATCCAGATCAGTTCGCAGCGCGGGCTGGATCCGTATCTGACGGCCAACCGGTCTGGCATTCCTTCCTCACCAACCGTTGCCACCACGCGGTCATCGCGGACTAACTCACCGTACCCGGTGGCGAAGATTCGCCAGCCGTGGTGGTGTAGGAAGTCCTCGACCTGGCGCACCACATCGCGCTCGCTGAGCTTCAGCTTGCCGGCTTTGTCGAGTTGGAGCCCCTGCGCCATCGCTTATTGCACTGCCTCCGTGGTGATTGTCGATGGGTGCGCCTTCCGCGGACGGCCCCGCTTTTTGGGTGGCGGTGCGGCCGGGGCTGGCTCTCGCGGCGGGTCAAGATCCTCCGGATCCTCGCCCCCATCGGTGTCCTCCGGATCGTCCCGATCCTGCTCCTCGAGCGTCGGCTGCAGCTTGCCTTGCTCGGGCAGCCGGTGGAGGTGCATCTGGCCGTCGGCCTGCCCCATAAGGCCAAAGAACTCCGTGATGTCCGACCAGGCGGTGGAGAGCAGCCGGAACCGGAGCTGCGTCTGGATCGAGCCGTCGGTGTCGCCTTTCGACCGGGACAGTTCGAAGGCATCGGCGGTGGTGGCCGGGCACTCCAGCCCCTCGGCTCCCGATCCGTTCAGCCGGAGCGCTACTCGCTCGAGATACAAATCCCCGGTCAGTTTCGTCGTCCCCTCCAGGCCGGAGATCAAATGGCCGCCGGAGTAGATTTCCCAGCCCATCTCCCGCGCCAGTTCGCTGGTGATATCGCAGGCGACATGCGCGCGGACGATACAGTTTCCTTCGCTTACCCGCAGGTCCACATGCCGGATCTGGGCGCCTCGCAGGATCAGTCTTCGACTAGGCAACCAGGGCCTCCTTTCCCTTGGCGATGATAGCCGCGTGGATCGCCGCCGTCATCCGGCAGTCGGCGAGCGCGTCGTGGGCGCCGCTGGTGTCGATGCCAAAGTGGGCGGAGACGGTGGAGAGCTTGAAATTGGCGAGCCGCAAACGGTGATTGTCGGCGTGCTCGAGTACGAGTTGCAGCACGTCGAGCGTCGGCCGGCGGAAGGGCGGGAAGATGCCCCAGCGGTCGAACATGGCCGTGGCCCGCGGCCCGTCGAAGGAGGCGCTGTTGTAGCCGGCCAGGCGCGCCACTTTATAGGGCATGCCCGTCTTCGCCGAAGTCAGCGAAAGGCACTTATGGCGGTGCAGGAACGAGGCGAAATTGGCGGTGGCCTGGTCCTCGGAGATCGCTTCCTTGTCCCACACCGCCGGGTCGTAGCGGTTGATCCGGAGCGCCTCCGGATCGGCCGTCCCCGGGTCGAAGCGGATCCGGTAATACATGCTGTTGAGCTCGCGGCCCTTCTCGACGGCAATGGCGGCGAGCGAAATGTTGGGGTGGCGCATCTCCACGCCCCCGGTTTCAAAGTCAAAGTAGACGGTGGTCAATGGGTGTTCCTTTCACTTACTTCCGGATTTGTTTCGAGGCTTCAGTGGCCTCTCGGGCGGCTAACCGTTCCATGAATTGGACCAGCGCTTTCTGTACATGCGGGTCCAGATAGACAGTGTTGGTAGTGGCGATCCCGTCCTCTGTGGTTAGAACGATGTGGTAGCCGTCGAAATCCACATACACGCCGTCGCCGAGATAGGTCTTCTCCATGGTTATTCCCCTCCGGCGGCGGCGTTCGGATCGATGTCCAGTTGCGGCGCATCGTCGACACGCGCCGCGATGATCTGAAACCCGCTGGCCGCGCAGGCCGCTTTGAAGTCCGCCCAATGCGCGCTATCGAGCGCCTCGGTATTATCGAGCACCATAAGACCCAGCTCGCCGGCGCCCTGGGCGGCGATCCGCAGGGCCAGCTCGTACTGCCGCTGCGTGTTGACCGCGTCGAACGGGATCGGCGCTTCGAAGCCTTCGGGCTGGTACATCACCTCGCCGTCCTGAGTGGAGAGCCCCGGGATCGGCAGCGACCGCAGGGCCTTCTCTTTCGCCGCGTCGATTGCCTCGATCGCCGCCGAATAGACATCCGCCTCGGCCTGGGCGGATTTCAGATCCTGCTGATACTGCTTGATGGTCGCGGCGCTTTGGGCTTGCTGGGCAAAGTGGCGGGCCTTCTCCCGGGCCACGGAAACCTGCGCGGATGCGCCGGAGACCGCCTCCCGGGCCGACTCTATCTCGGCGTCCAGAGAATGGTAGAGCGTGTGGCGCGCGGCCTTGCCCTGGTCGTGCACCACCGTTCGGCGTTTGGCGGCCTCGACGCGGATCTTGTCAATCTCGACTGCCTCCCAGCGGGATACCTCGGCCACGTCGGCGGCCAGAGCTTTATCAAAGTCGGCCACGGCCGTGTCGCGGTTCTGCTCGATCTCCTTGAGCGCCGCCGTCTGCTCTTCCAACCCGTCGAGGGCCTCCCGCACCACCGCGTCGGCGTCTCCCTCCGGCTTCCAGTCCCCGGGAAGCGTTTTCCGCAGCGCGTCGATACCGCCCTCCTGGATCTTGATCGACTTATTGACCGCGGCGCGGTCGTCGTAGAGGCGCTTGCGCAGGCCGTTCAAGGCGGCGATATCGAACTGACTACCGCTGATCAGCCGCGCCACCTGTGGAGCCAGGCGCTTCTGATCGCACGCCGCGACAATCTGCTCGCGCGTTACCGCCACCGGCATGACTTTCGATAGGTAGTCGGCCCGCTCTTTATGCGAGGCGGCGACGAACGCCAGCGGATCGAAGGCGAAGCCCTTGGCCAGGGTGGCGATGAAAGTGGCCGGAGCGGGGATAACCTCGCCGGCCGCATTCTTCACCACCGTCGTCGCGCTCTTCGGCGTGATGGTCTTCTCGATCGTGGTGCCATCGTCGAGCGTCAAGAGGACTACGCCCTTCTTGGCGCCCTGGCGGATCATGGAGGCGTCATGCCCGCCCTCGAAAGGCTCCCTGACAGCGTCCAGTAAGGAAGTCTTGCCGCTACCATTGGGGCCACGCGCGACGGTCAAAGCGCCGGCGCGAAACTGCGCATGCTCGATGCCGCGAATATTTTCGATAGATACTGATTTCAACTGCATCTAAGACTCCTCTTTCGCGTCATTATTTCGGTCGCGGTCCACCCACGAGATAGCCTTGCGTGCAAGGTTTTCGCACTGAATCCAGTCGCTTCACTGCATTCCGCGAGGGTTAATCGCGTCCCGTTATACTCAATAACCACAATGTGGGTTTTCGTCCGCCGTCGAACGGTCTTAACTGTGAGCGC